ACACTCGATGAAGTGGATGAGAAATCAGGCTATTGCGTAGAGAAGACCAGCAGGAAAGTAGGGGAAGCGTGTGAGGTCGAGAGAATCAAGAAGATCGATCCAGTTGTATGTATCAAGGAGCTTAATCGAATGGAGAAAGTCTACTCAGATGTCACGGTCGAGGTGAGCGTGGTAGGTTCTTTGTTAGAGCAGATTAGGAATGGAGCAACTGAACAGCAGGAGCAAGGATAACGATAGGGATTCTGTTAGATCAAGACAATTTTAACCATAAACTAATAAACACATGAGCAGCAAAAAAATAATCCTCGTAGGGGGGGGGAAGGATGAGTAAGCCAACACACGGCAAGGGCGACAACCGCAGAGACAACTTTAGCGCGTTCCAGAAGAGTAGCTATTGGGATAAGAAAGATCCGAAAGCTCCGTATGGCAGATGCCCTACATGTGATGAGCCAGGTGTATTTAGAGAACGCCGCCCGGATGGGTATGATACGTGCTTTAATGGCCACAAATACAAATCAAGTGATTCAATAACCAAATGAAAAGCACCCTGCTAAACAGGCGATGGCGCTTCGCTAACCTCTACTACATTCAGCCAGCGGAGATAGGCAAGTCTAAGGTCTTGTTCTCCGCCCGCGATGAGCAAATGGAGGTCCTGGAGTTGATCTATGACAAGGGCCATGTGAAGCTTGGCATCTTAAAAGCTCGCCAGCTTGGTTTCTCAACGCTGCTCTCACTTATCTGCTTGGACATGGCTTTATTCAATGGTGGCTTCACCGCTGGCATCGTGGATCAGAACAGGGTAAAGGCAGAGGAAAAGGTATCGATGGTGAAGTTTGCTTATGAGAATCTACCTCATGACTTGAAAAGCTCCATGAAGATCCTCACCGATAACAATGGTGAGCTGGAATTTACTATTGGTGACTCAAAGGCATCGAGGATCTACGCCGGGGTGAAAGCGCGGGGCGGCACGCATCAACTTCTTTGGATTTCAGAGTGGGGCGCAATTCAGAAGGATGATCCAGCCAGGAGTGAAGAGATAGCAACTGGTGGCCTTCCATCAGCCAAGGAGGGCATCACCATCGTTGAAACTACTTGGAAGGGTGGTAAGACAGGCCATCTATACACGGTGGTGGTAGAACCTACGCTACAGATCGCGGAGCACGATGCCACAGTGAAGGATTGGAAAATTCTTTTCTATCCTTGGTGGCTAGATGAGTCTTATCAATTTGAGGGCAACGTCTCACAGATCGATACTCGCTGCATGAATTACCTCAATGAACTAGAGGACAAGCACGGTATCGAGCTCGTAGGCAGTCAGAAGCTTTGGTATTTCAAGACAGCATGGCCACTACGGGCGAAGAGGTTTGAAGAGTTCCCTTCACGTTTAGGTGAAATCTTCCTGAGTCCGATAGATGGCTCTATCTATGGTGAATACTTTGATGAGGCCATGATGGATGGTAGAGTGGTTGATTTCACGGCCGAGCGCCCAGAGTTCTACACCTTCTGGGATTTGGGCAAGGCTGATCTCACTACTATCCTGATCATGCAGAGAATTGGTGGTCAAGACAGGTTCTTCGATGGCTACATGGGCCAAGGTGAAACAATCGGTCACTATGCTCACTGGCTCCAGCAATGGGAGAGAGATAATGATGCGTTCATCGGGGGCCACTTCCTTCCTCATGATGGTGGATGGGAGAGAATGGGCAAGAGTGCCAACAAGTCTTTTGCTGACATGTTGATCGAGGCGGGACTTCGCAACGTGGATGTGGTTCCAAGAATTCCACTTGTGAGCATTGGGATAGAATACGTGCGTGATCGATTTCCAAAGATGGTATTCCATAAAACCAACCTCGGCAGAGTGTATGAGTTCGGGAAGACGCGCATCAACTATCTGGATGCTTTCCAGCAATACCAGTATAAACCACTTGAGAAAGGTGGAACGAGTAGAGAACCACTGCATGATATTCATTCGCATCCAAATGACGCGCTGAGAACCTACGCAGAGGCAGATGAGGCAGGATTGATACCAGCAAGCAGCGGGCTAGGATCAGTGAAGGATCAGGAGCAAGGGACGGTTAAAACGGGTATGGATAATTGGTAATGCTGAATCCCTACCACCAAGCCGTTTCAATGTATGAAGCCATCGGGGAGACCGATGAGAATCTACGCATCGACATGGCTTGGCACTGCTGCAATGGCTACGTGTATGCCTCACCGCTGGGTTTGGCTATGGCGCGTCCAGTAAGCTCTAAATGGAGCAAGGAGCAGATACTAGACTACACGGAACGAGGATTTGAGTTGACTGATACCCTTAATTGCTGGCATGTTCACATTGTAGTAGGTGATCTAAGTCACTTACTTTCACTAATTCCGCACCCTTTAGAGCTCATGAGTTTTGAGCGTAGAGGTAAGCTTAAATTCTATCCATTCAATCGATTCTATGAAGACACCAAAACCACCAGCGCCGGCTCCAGCATCACCACCAGTAAAAGAAAACGGTAAAGAAATGAACCGCAAGCGCATTGAGATGATGCGTAAGAACAAGCAAAGGAAAGGCGCACGCGCTACTATCCTAAGTGATTACGATGCTTCACCTAAAAATCAATTACTCGGATAATGACAGCCAAGCAGAGGATCACGAAATACGAGGCTCAGAAGACAGCACGCTCTACCTGGGACACACGATGGCAGAAGCTTAGGCAGTGGTATTCACCGCACCGGGCTAACATCACAGAAAGGTCAGATCCTCAGAACAATGCTTACCGGGCTAATATCCACGATACCAAATCCATCGAGGTTTCCAATGTCCTGACTCAAGGGCATATGAGCTTCATCACGCCGTTGAATGATCGATGGTTCACTTATGAGCCAAATGCTACCCAAAAGGGCGGTGACGATGTAGACGGATGGTTCAACGAGTGTTCTCAGATTGCTTTCAGACAACTACAGGCCTCAAATTTCTACGTGGTGGCCAATTCAGTCTATCAGGATCGAACTGATTGCGGGACCGGGTGCATGTTTGTGCGTAAAGGCAGAAAGAGACTACTTACTTTTGAATACATTGAGATAGGCACGTATGTTTTCGGTGAAGATGAAGATGGTAATGCCGATGAACTCACCAGATCGATCATGCTCTCGGCTCCTGATGCTGTGAAGAGATTCGGTGAAGAGAATCTAGGCAAGAAGGTGATGGAAGCTCACAGAGAGTTTGAAGCGGGCAAAGGCGAGGGTAAGAAGTTTGAATTCCTCGACATCGTGGAACCTAGAAAGGATCACGATGAGGATAAGGAGGACAAGAAGAACATGGCTTACGCTTCATTCATCGTATGCGTAGAGGATGAGAAGATCATCGATGAGGGTGGTTATCAAGAATTTCCTTATGTGGTATCACGCTATGAGCGATGGGGAACTGAGCTATGGGGATTCACCCCGGCTTTCAATGCTCTGCCTAACGTGCTATCAGTGAACTGGCTCAAGAAGCTGGTCAAGCTCATTGGTGAGGTGGCGGCAAATCCAAGATTGCTAGCGCTGGCCGGTGAGAAGACAAACATCGATCTCATGCCAGGTGGCACAACTTTCGTATCAAGACAGGCAGCATCGATGAACCTCCCGCGAGAGTGGGGAACAGCGGGTGACTTCCAGGCCGCTGAATATCTGATCTCTCAGGATCATGAGCAGATCGAAAGATTCTTCCATACTAAGCTATTCAGAATGTTTGCAGATCTCGACAAGGATATGACTGCTACGGAGATTCAAGCAAGAGCTCAAGAGAAGCTACTACTCTTCGCACCGTCATTCGTTCAGTTCTCCTACGATCAAGCTGGCATGATGGGGCGCATGTTCAACATCCTGGCACGCGAGGGTATTTTCCCAGATGCTCCACAGAGTTTAAAGGATGAGGCAGGGCAAGCAGTGATCGACACTCCAGAGATTAGCTATCAATCCAAGGTAGCGCTAGCTATCCAGCAACTCAGCAATGATTCACTTGATCGTGTTCTTGGGAGAGTCCTACCGCTGGTAGAGTTCAACCAAAGTGTTCTGGACAACTTCGACTTCGATCAGATTATTCGTGACTTAGCGCGTAACGAGGGGATGCCGGAAGGATGGATAGTGAAGCTAGAGAAGATGCTAAAAGAGCGTGAGGCGCAAATGCAAGCACAGCAGGAGCAAATGCAACTACAGCAAGCAGAACAGGTAGCGGGCGCTCTAGGCAAGATAGGTGGAGCTCAAGGAGCACAACAACTAGCGGAGGCGGTAGGGTAATGAGCGTGAAAGGAGAAATACGGAAGCTGACAGAGGCGGCTATCAGGCTAAGCGAGAATCCTGATTACATGCTGCTCATTGAGAGAAGCAAGGAGTCTTTCAAGGCCGATGAACCAAGCGCTATCGTTGCTGGCTTCGATACGAATCAAACCATGTTCTTCGATGGACACAAAGCAGTGTTCAGACACTTCGATAAGTTGATTGCTGGCGATTACCTCGAAGAATTACCAGATGAAGACCAACCTACACCAAGGGAAGAGTTCATGCAGGAAAACCAGATAGAATAATTTATGACACCAAAACAAAATGAACCAGAGAAAGATCCAAATCTAGGCGTATTTACGCCAATTTGGGCGAAGTGGGCAGTAGCGAACATGTCAGAAGGCAAGTTCAAGAAGCTCTTTAACATGACTAAAGCCGATGCTCATGCTATTCATCCTGAGATCTTCGGGCTATCTACTGAAAAAGTGGCTGACGATACTCCCGTCAACGATATTTCCAAAACGCAAACTACTCATAGCGAATCAGAAATTGAAGCGCTAGTTGATAGAGCAAATAGATTATTCATAGAGAATGATTTTCTAGAAAAAGAGGTAATCAGACTACAAGCAATAATTGACTCAATAGCACCGTTAAAAGCGGTCACTCCGACAACTGAACCACTTGCGGCTGTGGAAGCTCCACCAGAAGAGGAAGCAGCTACTCCCGCTGAACCTACGGATGAGGCGCAAGTAGCGATCGACTTAAAGGAAATGCATCACAAGACATTCCAGAAGCAATACGGGCTCACGAAAGATGAGTATAAATCTAAAGCTGATCTAATCTAATGAGCACGCAATTACTAGAAGGGGCAGGAGCAGAAGGGGAAGGAGCTGCCGGTGGCCAGCAAGGAGAACCACCAGCAATGCTAGGTGATGATGGTAACTTTAACCCAGATTGGCTAGGGCATGGAGAGCTAGCGCCGCACAAGGCACAGCTTGCCAAGTTCAAGACTCCAACAGCACTGGCTCAAAGCTACATTCACTTAGAGAAATCAAAGGGTGTACCAAAGCTAGCAGAGAATGCGACTGACGAAGACAAGGCTGCATACAATGACAAGCTTGCAGTCTATCGTGAATCAATCGGTGTTCCAACTGAGGCGGCTGGCTATGCGCTAGAAGCTCCTGAGGATCTACCAGAAGGCGTTGAACTGCCAGATGGAGCCATCGAGCGCTATCAAGATATATTCCACAAGCACGGGGTAACACCGGATCAGGCAAAGGGCATCATGGCTGATCATCTTGCTAGTCTCGGTGAAGATGTCGAGAGTGCGAAAGCTGCTGCTTTCGAGCAGAATCAAGCAGCGGTGGGTAAGTTGAAAGAAGAATGGGGGTTTGAGTTCAAGGCTAAGTTAGGAGTAGCGCAGGAGACGTTCGACACACTAGCGACTAAAGCTGGCCTTGATCCAGAGGCCACTGAGAACGCTGCCTATCTGCAAGATCCTAACTTCGCTAAGCTCATGGCACACGTAGGATCTAAAATGATGGGAGAAAGCGATTTCCAGAAGCCCGGCGCTCACGTTGCGAACAATAGCAGTAAGGAAGAGTCACTGAAGATCATGAACGATCCTAAGCACGCTGATCATGAGGCGCTGAACAACCCAAATGATCCTCGTCATCATGAAGTGATGGACAAGGTTGCGCTTGGATTAAAGAACTAATTTAGATGCTCCATAGCATCACATCAAGCTCACTCTGGTTATGTGTTTCCAGGGTGGGCTTTTTTCATCTAGACGATTTGAGTTGACGAATACTTGTCCATTGTGTATTTGTGGAGATGTAGCACGAACTGGACAATCGCTTTGCGACCTAGAATTTCAAACTACTGATGCGGTAACACCGTAGGCTATGACCCTTATTTGAGGATAATCGATTGCTGATCAATGATCACTTTCGATACGATATTGGAAGGAATCACCCAATTATTAATCAAATAACATTATGGCAACATTTGCTAATTTCAGTGCTCTACAAGATCACTATCAACCACTACTCGCGGAACAATGGAAAACCGTTGCTCAGCAGTCTGATAATCGTCTAGCCAAAATGGTGACGATCCAACCACTGTCCGGTGAGACTACTCACATTGATCAAATTCTACCTGTAGAAATGTCACCTAAGACCGGGCGCATGGCTCCCACTACTCTTAGTGAAATGAATTACAACAAGCGTTTCATCTACGCTCAGGAATTTGAACTTACCAAAGGCTTCGATGAGTTCGATGCTAACAAGTTCACCAAGCAAACCTTGCCTATCATGGCAACGATGAACGAGTTCAAGAACGCGAACAATCGCCAAGCTGAACGTCTTATCATTGAAGCGATTCAAGGCACAGCGTATGAAGGTGCTAAGACACCTACTGCCGTTGAGCTTCCAGCTGCTCAGGTCCTCGCGCTCGACTTCTCATATGCTGGTGGTGGTGCAAACATCGGTCTTACTTATGACAAGATTGCTAGAATCCGCCGCAGCGCAATGGAGAACGAAATGTTCGGACAGGGTGTTACAGAAGGTTCTGATCAGCTCGTCATGGCAGTAACAGCATCTAACCTGGAAGATCTCTTCCACGATGCTAAAGCGAACAACACTGACTACGTGACCGCCATCGGCAAGCTGCGTGACGGTGAAGTCGATGAGTTCTTAGGGATTCTCTTCGTTCGTACTGAGCAACTCACTAAGCGCACTGTAGGCGGTGATGCTGTAGTCGATGCTCTCGCATGGGTTCGCTCACGTGTCTGCTTCGGACATCGTGACAACTACACTGTTGACCTTTGCCAGCGCAAAGACCTGTCCAACGCGACGCAGATTCGTGCAACTGTCGCTATGGGCGGCACACGTATTGAAGAAGGTGGAGTTTGGAAGATCCCTACTAAAATCACAGCTTAATAGCTTAACCAATAACCAATAACCAATAGAATATAACCAATTATGGCAAATCTAAATCCAGCAGTAATCAAAGCGTTCTTCGGTGGCTTTTACTCCGACAAGGGGCAAGAGCAATTCGACTCGCTCACTAACTCCGCCAAGCGCGGTAAGGCCGTTCAAAGCAACGTCCTCATGACCAAAGTAACCTACACTTACCCGGCATCCGGGCTAGCTGTTGACGATTACATTGGCCTCACTCAAATCCCTGCGGGCGCTGACATTCTTTGGAATGACATCACTGTGCAAGCGGATTCCGATTGCCTAGCAGAAGGCGCTGGCGAAGTTGGCTTCTTGCAAAACTCCGATGGGGCATTTGTAAAGGCCGCCACACTCGTTAAGACCGAGCTCAAGCTATCCACCATCATTCCCGTTACTGACGCAGTACCAGTGGATGAAGTGCAATGGCTAGCGTTCAAGGCTAAAGGCACGCTGCCTACTGCCGGTAAGATCACATTCCAGATCCCTTACCTCGCGACAAACTAACACCATCTAGCCAGCACTCTCAAAATGGGGGTGCTGGCTTCATCTTTTTTAATAGAACTTTCTACCACTACCAATTATGAGCTTATTTTCAGACCTACAGGCTAAGGCCATTGCCGGAACGCTGACACCAGCGGAAGCCAATGACAATAGCATCGCGTTAAAACCAGAGCAGCGAAACTTTCTTCACCTGTCACTAATCGCTAGAGGTGGTGCGTGGGGAGGTTCTTCAACTCTACCAGCATCAAACGCACCCGTCACAAAGACGGTTACGGATGACACGGTGGTGATACCAGCATCACTACACTATAGCATCAACGTCATAGATGGTGCGGGCATATCTTGGGGCGGTAATGATCTACCATTATCAGGTTACGTTGACTATCCACCTAGAGTAGATGGTCAAGCATATCCAGAAGTTACTATCATAGTAGCATCGGGAACAACAATTCTAGTATCATACCAACCAAAATAACATCATGGGAGCAAGAGTAATAGAATCAGGATCAGTATTAGGCTACATAGGCAATCAAGAACTTACCTCAGCCGCATCTATTGCGATGGATGTTACGGAGGGACGTAGAGCATTCATCGACACTCTAGGGCATGATGCTACGGTGACACTATCTAACATAGAGGATGGTGAGACAGTTGAGGTTGCGATTATCCAAGATGGGACAGGTAGCAGATCATTTACATTTGCTCACGCTACGTTGACAATTATCGGTCTTACAACTGCTATCGCTGGACTAGGTGCAGGATTAAGAGGCACGGCAGTTGCTACTAGAGTCGGCACTGAACTATGGGTTGAAGCTAGGGAGGTAGCAGTGTAATGATGCCAGTGGGAACATTTACTAAAAGCGGGTTGTTTGCAGGTGGTGGTGGAGCCATCACAGCTAATTACATTATAGACGCTGGCAGTTTCTCAAATTCTACTTCTTACACTTTTTCTGCGTTGTCATTCGGCGTGGCTGAGGCGACAAGAGAGATTTATGTATGTATATTGAGCAGGACGACATCTACTGGATCTAATCCAGCGGTTACAATCGGGGGAGTGAGTGCCACATTATTGGTAGGGAACTACGTGGCTGGTTCAGTTACCACCACCAGCCACATCTACAAAGCTAGTGTGCCGACAGGGACTACTGGCGACATCGTAGTCAATTACTCAAATTCGATGTTAAAGTGCGGGGTTTTTGTTTACCGAGTCACTGGAAATCCCACGACATCGACAGCCTCAGCGGCAGGAACAGGAACGCCAGTGACAGCAAACATAACGCCAGCGACAGGAAGTCTCGCAATAGCTTGTGGAGTTGGGGCTAATAACGATGCGATTTTATCCTTCAATGGGATTACTGAGGATTTAGACACATTTGTTGAGGGAATGTCTATAAACTGCGGAAGCGGAACTAATCCTGCTACATTAGAATGGCTGAAAGCAGGGACGGATACTTTCCAGTGGGCATGTTGCTCCGTTGGCTTAACTTAACTAAATTTAAAATCATGAAAACACTATATTTAATTAACACAGACACGCTCACACTAGCTGAACAAGCAGTGGGAGGCTCACCAAAAATTAGACGTAACATAGCAGATGATCAGGTAGTAAACGCACCTGATGGCTATGCTTATGTCATTGACCTAGCACCACCTACCTACGACTCAGCTACTCATAAGGTGGTCAGAGCCACACCTACGCTTAATGGGTATGGATGGGAAGCCGTAGAACTGACAGCCGAGGAACTAGCCACACCAGTTCCAGAGGAGGTGACAAATTACCAACTCAAGCAAGCACTGAATGAGACACCATCAGATAGACAAGCAGTGGAAGCTCTTATTGCAGGATCGAACGATCAGAATACAATTGACGGATGGCAACACGCTTCAACCTTTAAGGCAACAAATCCATTATTTCAAGGAGCAGTGGCATACTTGGGATGGAGTCAGGAGAAGGTGGATGCCTTACTAATTCGAGCAAGCGAGTTCACCTAATGCAGATACCAGACAATTATGAGGGAGGTGCAAGTATTCCTAAATTTTACCGAAACCACATAGAACGATGTTATCCAAGTTGGGTAATTGATTACATAGACAGAGCAGGACGAGTGCATGATTGGCTCACAGATAGATACCCAGATCAGAAGAGAAACAACCGCAAAATATTTAAACTACTACTAGAAAAATACCACATACCGAAAACAATAATCCGTAAACTATGCTTTGGTTTATGGTTATACGATCACTCACCAAAAATCATTCAAAAACTACTACAAAAAACATCATGAAATCATATTACTTCGCCTTACTCATAGTCCCAGTTGTCATCATTGTTTTGTATCTTTTGAGAAAGAAGAAAATAAGTAACTGGAAAAAACCTGTCACAAATTATTCTTACAATCAAAAGAAGATAACTATTAAGGAGGGTGAGTTTATCAATACATTTGACTCAGTTGATGCTCGTCTTCTCCCTTACCTGCAAGAGCTAATAGCAAGAGTTAGGAAGGAAGGTATTGTAGCTGATTTTTCTGGTCTGTGCCTTTACTCTACAAAGGATTTAGATCCAAAGGGGAAAAGATTTATGGCTAATAAGTGGGCTTACACGGTGATGAATGTGATCTGGATAAGTGAGGATGTGATTCAAGACTTAAATCCTAACGCACTCCGTAGACTAGTATTTCATGAGATAGCAAACTACTTTGGCTTACCTGATGTTAATAAACCAACGGATTCAATCAGAGCCAAGAGCGGTAAAGCTACACGCACCGAAGTAGCTATTGATGATCCACGAATTGACGACTTAATACAGGACATAAAATCAATACAAAACCAAAAATAATATGAAACTAAAATTGATAATGATAATGATGGTGGGGCTTCTCGCTTCATGTGCTACTTACCAAAAAGACGGCGTGAAGATCAACGCTCTTATGGCTAATGTAGAAACCAGTGATGTGAAGATCAACACAGATGCTTTTGTCGGCACTGCTGGAAGCGTTGCCAAGTTTGGTATCGTTGGCAATGTGGTTAAGAGCGTGGTGAAGACCGCAGGAGGTGTGCTTGATACCAAGGAGGTAGGTAAAACTGCGAGATCAGCGGATGCTAACGCTACGAGTGCGATCATTGACGGTAATGCTAGAGCTATCAAAGAAGTGGAGCTAGGGGTGGGGCTAGAAAAGTTCAGAATTAAAAACGCTAAACCATAACACAATTCAGATAATGGAAAATAACGATCAACGCGACCACCACAAACACCACTTTGAAAAGTTTTCTGAGCAGGACAAAGAAATCTCTTCACTGAAAACTAATGTGGGGATCATCCAAGCAGATGTTCAGACGTTGGCTAAGGGTCAAGTTGATTTGCAGAGTAGTATGACTTTAGGGTTCAAGAACATTAGTGAAGCTCTGAATAACAATTCTCTTGCACCTCCAAAAGTCGGCGTGGGCTTGCTTGTATCGTTGATTGGTGCATTTGCGATTGGAGTTGGAGCATTCTATATGACGATTACGTTACTTATTAAACCAATATCAGACAGCACTCTCACGAATAGGGAACATTTTCTACTACTTAATGATCATGTAAACGAAGCTAGTGCGAGGCGACATGATGAGCAAGAAAGCAAGATAGCAGATTCAAGTGATGACATTAAAGAGCTTAATGCTCAAAGGATTTCAGATGCTAGAGAAGCTGGAAAGATAGAAGCTGAGATTAAGTCTGTGAAAGAAGACATAGAAGACCTTGACGGCACTAGAGATGAAAACCGAGCAGAATTAAGTAAAATAGAATCAGAGCTTTCTGCCCTCAAAACACAAGCTTTCCGTAATGCTGAGTATATTAAAATGGTCGATGATAAAGGTAGCAGAAAGTGGGTAGGAGAAAACAAATAAAATTATGAAAACTATATCACATATAATTGCGACTACTGCGATACTCCTACTTGCTAGTTGTAGTAATGGAGTGTCATCTAAGATTCTCAAACTTGCAAAGCCAACAGAGACAGTAGCACCTACTACGGTGGTGATCGAGCGTAAGGTGACTGAGGCTGGTCAGAGTGCTACCCGTGCTAACAATGAAGTGGTTTCTGCTAAGAAAGAAGTGACTGAGCTTGAAGATAGGCTGGCTGAGGGGAAGGTGATCAATGCGGAATTTGCTGAGGCTATCAAAGGACTTGCAGAAGAACACCAAGAGAAAATGAGGTTATTTAATACAAGGTTCTCTGACTTAGCTACTCGGAGTAAAGAAACGATTGCTAGGATTAGTAAGAACCTAGAGGGTGCTACAGCACAACTCAATGTGCTAAAGATCCAGCTTGCTGAGGCTGAGCAGGAGATTGTGAAGAACAAGGCTGATGGGGAGAAGGTGCAGGGTGAGCTTAAATTTTATAGGGAGAGTTACGAGGCAGTTACTAAAGCGGCTGAGGACGATGAGAAATACAGAGATAAAGCAGAGAGCCTAAAGAAATACTTCTGGTTCTTCTGGTTATCCACCACGCTGTTTATCCTCTACGTTTTATTTACGATTTTTAAGAGAAGATTTATTTAACAGAACTAAAATTATGGACACAAAAAATAAAATGAATTGGCGATCTTTAAAGATTGTGGGTATTGGACTAGCATCATTCTTGATTCTTTCCATTGGTATAAATGCGTTAGTGGATTGGACTACTCCAACGACAGAATATACTGATACAATTACAGGTGAAGTCACCGATATTGCATCAGGTAAATCTATCTTCGAGCCGTTGACTAATATAACGCAGATCGGAAACATGGCACTCGTCCTCTCCTTCTCGTTGATTGTGTCCTACTATTTTATAGGACTACTTTCTAAGAACACGGTGGGTAAGTGGCTAAAGAGTGATGAGTTTGACGAGGGTTGGAATGAAATCTCTAAACCACGCAAGACCATGTTAGCACTAGCTATTATATTCGGAGTGACTTGTGCGTTGATAGTGGGAGCTAAAGCTGACACACTGCCTATATCGAAGCAGGGTTACGACATGATTCTCAAGTATGAGGTTAGTAGTAAATCCTACTATGAAAAGAGACTTCAACGGCCTACTGTTCCAGCACCAAGAACTACAGCATCAGGAGTGACTATCGGTTTCGGTTACGACTGTGGGTATAATTCAAAGGCGGATATAGCGAGGGATTGGAGTGGTATATTAAGTGATACAGAAGTGAGACGACTACAATCTGTGAGTGGTCTTAAAGGTATGAGAGCTTACTACGCCTGTAAGAACATCAAAAATTCTGTGAGAGTCCCATGGGAGTCTGCCGAGAGAGTCTTCCAAAAAAACACACTACCACGGTTCAAGAAGCTAACTGCGAAAGCTTTCGACATAAATGCTGATAGACTTCACCCACATTGTAACGGTGCGCTGGTGTCTACTGTTTTCAACCGTGGTGGAAGTATGAGGAATACTTACAAGCGTAGAGAGATGCGTTGGATTAAACACAACATCGCAGTAGGTAGGGAAGATAGAGTTCCTTCGGACTTCATGGTAATGCGTCATCAGTGGTCGTATTCTAAACTTCGGGGATTATGGCTGCGCTACGAAGCAACTTCTAATCTATTTGCTTTAGGTTTAACTCAATCTTCACACTAAAAATCTTCCCACTTGTTCCAAAATGGAAGTCGAGCAGCTTCAAAAAAAGATCAACTCAAACAACTCAAAATAATGGCCATCACAGCAGCAGAGAAAATCACAGATGTTTGTAACCTGGCACTATCAAAACTAGGCCAGTATCAGATCGTCAACATCGATCACGATAGAAACGAGGCGGTGCTTTGCCGGCTCCATCTACCTTATGCACGTGAGCAGCTTCTTCGGTCGCATCCTTGGAACTTTGCTACTAAGTTTGCGGAGCTCGTAAAGAATGAAACTCTCTTCGATGTTCGATGGCCATACCGTTACACTCTGCCTTGCGATTACCTACAGCTTATTTCTGCATGGCATGATAAAGACCAGTGCTTTCGGATAGATAAATTTAACGTGGTCCAGTGTGATCTACTTCTGGCCGATGAGTTCGCCTTTATCGAATACACTTCCAATATGCTAGATGCCCGGATATGGGACGCAAACTTTATTGACTGCGTGGCCACCTTGCTAGCATCCAAGCTTGCTGTGCCTATCACTGGCAGCGTGAATATACAGAACGCTTTGCTTGATCAACTTTACAATGTCTGCATCCCACAAGCTCACTTAAATAATGCATGGGAGGATGCCAGTAACGAGAACAATTCAACAGAGGAACGAATGAATCGATCTTCACTAATCCAGAAAAACAACTACTACATTTAATCATTATGGCCGGAGACATCGACACAGAAAATTGCAACGGGACTGATCCCTATTTCAAAACTACACCAAGCACGCCAACGGGCTTGAAAGGTGAGAAAGGCGAGAAAGGAGACAAAGGCGAAACAGGGGCAGTCACGACAGTCCTGGAAAACGCTTCTCTCACTGTAATTGGTGGTAATCTTTACATAAATAACGTCAATACTGACATCCGGGTTGAGGTTCCCGATAGTGTGGATGTGCCAGTCATGTCTTCATTTTCTTGGACAGGGGCAGATGATATACTACGAATAAAAAGCAAAGTCATCAGGACGGTCGCGGGCGTACTTATGGTAGATGCGGAAGGTGATGAAGTCGAAATACCCTTGAATCCAGATAACAGTGAATGGAGCGCAGTAATTACTTCGATCACTGAATCAGATGGAACGGTGACTATTAACGGTTTCAACGTTAGAACGCTTGAGGGAACCTTAGAAGTATCACCAAGCACTGAACTACTAACCTTTGATCTTGGCGGGGGTGTCCCGGCAGGTTATGAAGAAATAAATTTAGAGATCTGCGTATCAGGTTCACCAGTAACCAGAACATTCCTAGTAAAAACACTTCCTTAATATGCCTACTGCAACTGCTTTCATGTCCCATAGTTTGACTAATTATCCAGAATGTTTCACTAAGACAGATGTGTCTGGTTATGACTACTGGACTACCATGTCTGGATTCAACAAGAGCAGTGGTGGCACTCCGACTACCGCTCAAATAGATGACTCACTAGCTTTGGCATATAACTTTTTCTGGAACTTTTACGCAATCAGGGTTTATGGTGAAGCAACGCAGGATTTCGGGACGTTGAAATCCTCATCACTTTCTCCAGCGGATGCCTCAGATGTATCAGGAGATGATAACGCAGAACCATCAACTAGAGTCTGCTCAAGTCCAGATGTCTATGTTAAAAACAACAGCTCACCAACTGGGACTAATTGCAAGATATCTGGAGGGGCTGAGAGTATCAGGAGATTTTACGATGGGGATACCACGGACGAAGCAAATTTCGTAGGTTACGGGATGCTGGGGTATTTATTTGATATGTATTGCATAGCAGGAGCATCAAATTACGATTCTGAAATAAGACTCTATGGCGTAGGTGATACCACAACTGGACTCTATGCAACAGACTACACAGAGATTGATGGTTATCATTTCGTATGTCGTGCTAAAGGCTTCACAACAAGGGATGCGGCGAATGCGTCTGCAAGTAGTGTCTACGCTACCGCGCCGCTCGGATACAACACAAGCGCATCGATTGACTCGCTAGAATTTTACACTTACGCTTAAATTTAAAACAAACATAATTATGCAAGGATTCAACTCAGGAACATTAGCACCGTGGTTAGATTCACGGCATGACATCGATAAATACCAGCGCGGTCTTCGGATATGCAGAAACTTCGTGGTGACTCCCTACGGAGGTCTACGGAGAAGGCACGGCACAGAATACATGCGGGCGGCGATGACGGGCGACTCCAGGTTATTGAGTTTTCAACCTACCAGTGAAGAGGGCTTCATCATCGAGATTGGAAATACTTCTTTGCGTGTCTATGAGAATGGTGTTCTTGATACTACCCTTAGTTCTCCTTGGTTATCTTCTGAGGTCTATGCTATACAATCGGAACAGCTCAACGATGTGATGTTTATCACTCACAAGAACCATCCACCACAGCAGTTGAGTCGAATATCAGGAGGATGGACACTAGCGGCGGTCGTGTTCGATTATCCAGCTTTTCAAGACTACTTGCTAAATGGCACTACGGTAACGGTCACGGCAGGAGGTAGCACCGATAGCACTAGCACCGCACCGCTGACATCGTTGATTGCCGATGGTGATAAATACAGCTCCACTATTCCAGCGGGCGTGTGGGAATTGGTCACAACTTCGGTATCGGGCGGGACATTCACTTTAGAACATTCGATCAATGGCGGCAATACTTGGGAAATAGTGAGTACGATTTCTGGCGCCGGCACAACTAACGGCACAAAGTCGAGCGGATTACTGCGACTCAAATCTGCATCTTCTGACGTAGTGGCCAGCCTTAGCACAATCAATAGCAATCCTACCTTGGACACTGGCGGGGCTACCACCATCACAGCAACCACGAGTATCTTTGAAGCAACTCACGTAGGCAGCGAGTTTGAAGTCACGCATCCACAAGAACAGAACGAGGTGAGGCTATCCCTACTCTCTGACGGGACAAGCGAAAGCATCACAGTTCAAGGGGATTACTTTATTTCTACCACTGGCCTATGGAGGGGAAAATTGACCATCGAGAGTAGTGTTGATTCTGGCGCAACATGGAAAACCTTGGCTATCCGGGAAGCTTTCGGGGATCGTAACATCAACTACGAAGGAGCTCAGAACACAAAAGCTCTAATGCGCGTTCTCTTTGAAAAGACGGGCTCAGGTGCGAATGATCCTCACGCGACATTGGAGGCAGTCGATGCCCAGGTCACAGGGAGAATCAAGATCACTGGCTACACTAGCGCCACGGTGGTAACTGGTGTGATCATCGATGGCATTTATAACGAGGAAGCCACGGAGCTATGGAAGCACGCTTCATGGAGCGAGAAGCAAGGCTACCCGGCTGCGGTCTGCTGGCATGAGCAACGCATATGGTATGGAGGTAGTAAGCGTGAACCTGCTCACTTATGGGCATCGGGCATCGAGGACTTCTGGAATTTCAAGCAAACCACTTTAGATGATGCTGGATTCTCAAGGCGTATCGCGGCCAGTGAGCAATCAGACATTCGCTGGCTAGCATCTAAGCAATATCTATTCATCGGGACATCCGGGGCGGAGTGGCGCGGCACTAGTGATTCTGATAGTGGGGTGATTACACCTAGCTCATTCCGAGTGAGTAAATTTTCTTCCTTTGGATCCGCCAGCTTGCCCGCAATCATTACGGGATCGAACATGCTCTACGTTCAGAGACAAGGCCGCAAGATTAGAGAAATCTCCTACGCGCTAGAATCCGATGGCTACAGCGCTGCTGATCTTACTTTGCTTTCCATACACTCGACAATGACGGGCATCAAGGACGTGGCCTATCAAGCTCAACGTGATTCGATCCTATGGATGACTACGAACTGCGGAAGACTGCTTGGGCTCACCTATGATAAATCTCAGAACGTCCATGCCTGGCACACTCATACAACTCAAGGCGCTTATGAATCGGTGGCCACTGTTTACGAGCAGGGTGATGAAGATAGTCTTTATTGCATCGTGAAGCGCGATGGAGTGAGGATGCTCGAAAGATTCCAGCCTGAGCAGTATGAGGCCATTGAGGAAAGCGGATTGAAAGATATGCTCTTTCTTGATTCTGCTGTAAGCTACGATGGGGCGGCTAGCACTACGCTGAGCGGTCTTGATCATTTGGATGGTGAAACGGTTCAAGTCTTAGCTGACGGGGTCTATGTGGGCGACAAGGTGGTCGCTAGCGGTGACATTACGTTAGATGTTGCGGCAACGAGTATCAAAGCTGGCCTGAGTTATCTATCAATGCTAGAGACAATGCCTTTGAATTATCAAGGCACGGATGGTAAATACAAGCGTGTTTCATCTGTGAGCATGAGAGTTTGGAGATCAGTCACGGCAGAGTTCGCACCGGTGCAGAGGCATGAAACATGGCAGAAACTAGATCAAGGGCAACGCAAGTGGGTTGATCTGGATGAAAAGCCAGATCCAGATAATATAGGATGCTTTGAAGATTGGAAGATGTCACTCTCTGGTGGCCATGATCGAGACGCGCGTTGTGCGGTTCGCATCTGTGAACCTTACCCGTTGAACATTTTAGCACTAGCACCTGATTTGAAAATAACTCAAGACCTATGATCCGATACATCCAGACAGAAGACATGCCTAAGCTTTCCGAGTGGTTCATTGATCGCTGGGGTCAAGCACCTGACAACCTCCCTAAGCTTGGGCTTATCTCATGCCCAGACACTAGAGGGTTTGATTATGAGGATAAGGCGGCAGGATGGATCTACCACGATGCTGCTTGTCAAGTGGGTTGGATCGGATGGGTGGTGACGAATCCAAAGAACAAGGCAGGTGATACAAAATACATAGATCACCTATTCAAAGGGCTTGAAATGGTGGCACAGAATCACAATATCAAAACACTTCTTTATACTACGGGGAAATCTAGTATGATGAATCTATTAGAAAAGCGCGGGTATATCTTAGGAGATCAAGGCGTTACACATTTAATCAAACAATTATAAAAATATGGGATTACCATCATTAGCATTAGGAGCAATCGGCGGAGTCATGGGCGCAGTGGGTCAATACCAGCAAGGTAAGGCTCAAGAAGCGGCGGGTAAGCATAATGCGCAGATAATGCGCAACCAAGCAGAGACGACTGCTCAGGAGGCACGTGAGAACAGCAAGCGGGCGCGGGGAAATAATGAACGTCAATTAGCTTCGATGCGTGCTAGGCTAGCTTCACAAGGCACTGGAGTCACTGAGGGAGCACCATTAGCGGTCTTAGGTGATGCGGCTAGTGAGCTAGAACTACAAGTTCTCGATGGCTACCGTAGCGCGGAGAATCATCGATCAGCACTGCTTACTCAAGCAGATACTTCAGTCTGGAAGGGTAAGCAAGCTAAGCGTGCAAGCCGAGTGAGTGCTTTCGGAACATTGCTAAGCACTGGCTACAATACTTACTCAGGATATAGAACAGGAAAGAAAACAGGCGTTTTCAAGTAACATAATTTCAACAACAACTCATAAAATATCATGGTAAGAATCCCACTCACAAATCAAGTTTCACAAGCAAGAGGATCAGGCGTAATGCTCAGCGGCGCGTCCATGGCTGCAACCTCCAATGCTGTTGGCAATCTGGGTAATACAATTGCTCAGATAGGTAAAGCTCAGTTCGGGCATGAAGTCCAACTGGCACGCATCGAGAACGGTAAGAAGTTAAGCGACATGAAACGCATGAAACGCGAGAGTGTTGCGGCATACCAGAATAAAATGATGACGAACCACGATCCTAGCACATGGGCTGATGGTTACACCAAGCACGTGAATGCTGCTGGCGACTTCGGTATGAGTGAGCTCTCACCAGAAGCGCAAGACCAGTGGAGTGCGTGGGAAGCTGACTACTCTAGCAAGCAACATCTACGCATTGCGCGTGATGCTACGATTGCGGGTATCCAGAAAGCAAAATCTCAGATGACGAATAACATCAGCGAGTATGCGCGTTCTGGGAATTACGAAGGAGCTTATGAAGAATTAGATGACTCCGTAGAGGCTGGCATTATTTCACCTGAGCAGGGTGAGAAGCAAAGGCAATTACTCATGAACGATCAGGAGCGCAACATGTATGAAGGTATGATCGATGAAGATCCTGCTAGATTCTTGAACACGCTCAAGCAGAAAGATAGCTACGAGAAAATGCCGGACGATACGCGCAGGAGATTGATCAAAGCTACTGAACGCGAGGTATCACAACGCAGAGGGCAAGACTATGATTCACTAAAAGATTTAGTGAGTACCGGAGAAATTAAAGATCCTGACCAGCTAGACGACTTGATCGAATCTGGGCAATTCTCGTATTTGGAAAGTGGCGATATAGCTTCGATGAAAAAGCATTTGAAGAAAGACACCCCTATGAGCGATGAGGACTCTATCGCGCTCACACTGGAGATCGACAACCTCAGAGACTTGAAAGGCACAGTAAGCGATGCTGAGTATATCAAGCAATACCGCAAGCTTCAAAATAAGGTGCTAGAGGCTACCCAGACGGGCGAGGACGGCTGGATAAGGCAACGACTCAACTACTACAATCCAAACTACGACAAGAGCAAGCCAGGCGCGGATAATCCATTACTCAAAAAAGGCAAAGGCGAGGCAATGGAGGAAGCGTCAAAGCACTTGAATATTCTTTTCAAGAATGGGGACTTCGGAGCGACCGACAACGGGGAAGAGGGATCTGATAAAGTGATCAACGCTCAGTCTGCAAAAGTGCATAGAGAGATCCAGAGAGATGTAGAACAGTGGATTCAAGATCAAGATAAGCCAGTGACTATCGATGAGGTTCATAAATACATGGGCGGGGTGATCGAGAAGAAAACGGGACAAGCAGCCGGTAATAAGTTCATGCAATCTCTGAAAGATAGTCCTTACACTCCAAAAGGTGAGCGCTTCAAAGCTGGTGGTGTGGGCGATGCCATCAAGTTCCTCAAAGGATCTTCCACCAAGCTCAATAACATTCCTTACAATGGAGTTAAAGCTTCGGTTCGATACAATAATCCAGCGGCCGCTTATCCTAGAAAGGGTGATGAAAAGTATGGGCTCGAAGGTTATGGCGTGCTCAAGTCTGGACAAGGCACGCATAAGATTGGCCGATTCCCTACACCAGTTCACGGTGCGGCGGCGAACTTCGATCTATTCGCTGAGAAGTATGAGGGCATGACATTCAAAGCAGCGGTGGCCAAGTGGCGCGGTAACACGGAGCGCGGCGAGAAGGTAGTGGTCCCGGCGGGCTACGATCCAGACGAAAAGATCAGTAAGAAATTCCTAGACGATCCAAAACGTGCTATGGACTTCTTTAGTAAGATGGCATCGCATGAGAGTGCGGGCGAAGGCGGGTTAAGTAATAGCGAGTGGCGCAAAGCATGGGATATGTGGAAGGCCGGAGGATCAAAAAAAGCATAAAATAAATCATGAGCATCACAGCAAACATCGTAGAAGATAAGATAGTTTCAGCAGCAGAGGCAGACGTAAAAAGGATCAGGCATAACTCTGGTGATGAATTTCGCAATCAATTTGAAACTGGTGAGGGTGACTTAGATCCTGCCAGCATTGATAAGTTCTTCAAAGAAGCAGATCAGACCTTCATCGAGCAGTTCGCTTATGATTTGAATACGGGTGTGCAAGAACATGCTACGATGGGTGAGGCCGATGCTCAGAATAGTGCATACTGGCAGAGAGCTTTGCCGGTCCTAGAGAGATTTAAAGAACACCAAGCTAAGCGCGGTCAGGGTGATTTTGCTAAATTGGAGCAAGTCAAGAATCGTGAGATCAATCAGCAATGGAGTGAGAGAAAGAAAAGCTACCACCTTCCTTTGTTCAAGGGAGACACTACGCTTGATAGCGTTGATGAAAAGCATCGTGATCGGGTGATGAATACTCAGTTTATTTCTGAGGCGCTGGAGTTAGATTTCAATACTGTGAATAGTAGCTACGAGGTTTATCAAGCACAGTTATGGTCATCCTATGAAATGGAAGGTGAGCCAAACGCTAAGGCGCTACGTGGCCGAATCAAGCAAGATTTAGTCAAGGCTGATGATAGGCAGAATTTCATCGGGGAGATAGCTAGAGAGGCGCAAAATTTCGCCATCGAGGGAAAGCCTATTTCATGGACGAGAGCGCAAGACACTAGCTTTGATCATCAATTAGACAGATTCGGAGTATCGAAGCCAGAAGCGCAACGCATATTTAGAACAGCAGCGCGGGAACACACAAAGGCGTTTGCTAAGTCAGGAAAGCTAGGTATGCAGCTCATTTCTGCGTTAGCTAAGAATCAAGGGGTCGAGGTCGATATTAAAGATGCTTCAGAAACTACCGAAGACAACCTGGACGTTCTTCTCGGTAAGATCGTGATGCTTCCACGCGAAGAAAGAGAGAAGATTCTTTATGTCGCTAGTGTCAATGCTGAGAGACTAGGATTATCTAATGAATCATGGGGTGATGGGTTACTCACATCTCTAGATCGTGGCGGTGCTGACTTCATGCAGGACGTTACCAGCAAAGTTCAGCGCATAGCTCATGCCGATGCAACTGCCGATGTCGAGGATATTGAGAAAATGAAGCGTGAGCACATTGAAAAATTTGGATCAATGTATGGTGAGGACCGGGGCGAAACTAAAGAAGAGAGAAAAGCTTTCTATGAATCAAGGGATAATATTCAGAACGCGGAAAGATCTACAAGAGTTCGTAACTGGCGCGAGTTCAATCAAGACGTAAGATCAATACGCGACATAGTGAAGAAAGTAGAAGCTACTAGCCAAGCTGGTATAGTGGCTAAGCTGGAGCAAGGCACGTATGACGCGGCTTACTCAGTCCCACGGATGGCGGCGATGGTGTTGCCTTACGCTGGCATCGCTATGAATTGGGCTAGTTATTCAGAAGCCAATGACGCGCAGTTAAGAAGGCAATACCCTGAGATGGACGCTAAAAACAGAGAACGAATCTCGAACTTCGCGGCTATTCCTCAAGCATTTATTGAGAAACTACAAGTTAAGACACTCTTCAAAGGCGCGCCAAGGACATCGGCATTCATCGAGAAGCTGGGGGCAAATGGTGCGGTTGCTTCATTCCTTGGCCGTGCTGTGATGGCTACGGGCAAGGAATACGTGCAGGAGAGACTACAAGATGGGATGCTTCCTCTTACTCAGGAAATAGCCAGCAAGCTCTCTGATGACATCCCAGACGTTAAAGCAGAGGTTTGGGAAGAGGCTTTGAAAGTTTACGATGAGCGCACGTTTTTTGCTGTGCTACCGTTAGCCATACTCGGCGCTGGTGGATCTACCGCAATGGATAAGATGGGCGCTGAGAGTTTCCGTAAGCATCTATCGGGTGAGGACACTTTAATGCTCAGCGGTCTCACAAAAGATGAGGCTAGCATGATCTCTGGCATGAACGAGAAAGGATCCATCAATGCGCATAAGGAATACCAGAAGATCATCCAAGGTAAGAGCACAGATGAGAAGAAAGCAGCTAGCGAAGCAGCGGTGGCCGATGGAGCACTAGAGAGATTAGTTGAATCTGAGATCATGGAGAATGGCACCCAGGCAGAGAAGAAAGCTTTCCAAGACACGAAAGAAGCTATGGACGGTTTCAAGGAGTTAGAGAAGAAATTTAAAGCAGAGGTGAAGACTAATGAGGATGGAAGTTCAGAGGTTATCTTTCCAGAGATCTACAACAAACCCAATGAGCGTTTCGAGAGTGAAGAGGCTGCGGTCCAGGCGCTAGGAAATGCAGAAGAGGAATTCCATGTTACTCAGTCTGAACAGATACGCACTAAGGAGGCTAATATTGAAGAACTGCAAACGCACGGCATCAAAACTAATGAGGATGCGGTGAAGGCCGTAGCGGATCATTTAGGTGATGCTCACGAAGGATCAGAGACAATGATCGTTGATTCTGCTATGACGTTAGAGAAGGCTATCAAGCAAGGCCAGACTACTATTGAAAATGCAATGGAAAGAATCGCCATCGCCAAGCGAGAGTTGGGTGTTGATATGACTTTGCAAAGCGCAAGGATTCTAGGGTCAAACAAGCTCAAGGCAAATGCTAAAGGCTACATCAATAGAATCTACAAGGGCGCGAATGTTGCCACTGTGTTCGAAGAGTCTGCGGAAGGTTATTTGAAAATGGCCATCGAGGACGGTCTTAGTTATGATTTCTTTGCTGGTCACATAGCAGAATACCAGCGGGCTACTGGTGAGATCCTTGTGAGTGACATTGACAATATTTCTGAGCAAGAAGTCATCGAGGGATTCAGCAAGCTAGCGCGTGCTCACGTTTACAATGAGCGCGAATCTTCATCATTCCCGCCCGCTATCCGTGCGGTGCTGGATGCGTTCAAGCAGTTTTTTGACTCGGTGCTAGAAACGGCTGGCAACCTCCTACAGCTAAAGCAGGATGGCAAGCTAGATGGAGACTTTGAAGCTCACTTGAATAAAGCGGTCGGCCTGGATGAGCAGCAGATAATGCACAATCAGCAGAAGCGATACGAGGCTGAGATCATGGAGGAAATGCTAGATCCAGAAATGGAGCTCAGCAATGTGATGAAAGGTAAGATTCCTAGACCGTCAGTATTGAAAGAGAATGAAACTCTACGCGGTGAGGTTCAACGGTTGTGGGATACGATGGTGAAGACTGATAGGAAAGGGAGAAAGCACGCTGGCGGTGCTAGTTTGTATTTTGCGGGGAAATATAGCGGGATCACTCTTCACAACTCGCTTGAATACGCGAATGAAGCTGGGTTTCGTTTCGAGACTGAGGCTGAGCTACTTGATGCCGTAGAGAGTAGCATGAATGGCGAGAGTCAATATCCAACGATGGCGGCATTTGAAGATCTGGCCGATGGGGTGAGTTACAATATCGGCAATGAGAACGAGAGTTCTAGTTTCTCAATTTCAGATGGTAATAACCTGGTGGCAGTTCATAACCTATCAGAAGATAATTTACTCTTCGCGCAAAGAGAGTTTGGCGCAATTCCACCACCATCGATAGCGGTGGTGAGAACGGATATTTCAGACTTCGATAGCTTCGGTGAAATCTCTCTACTGACTCCACCTAGTCGAGTTGATCCTTCGATGGATAGAAATAATAAGATGTGGAACGCTGATGCTTACACACCTAGATTCCCTTCATTCACCTATGAGAAAGATGAGAAGGTCGCGAATGATATTTGGAATAAGTATAAAGATTATTCCGTTGCCATCGGTGGTAGTAAATACGGGGTTATTCCTCAAGGGTTTGAACAGTATGGAGTGAAGGAGTTAGAACAGTCTGCGCTATTCCAGTATGCTTATCTCAAGGAGATAGGGAAAGCTCCAAGGGTAGTAAAAGAAAAGCGCAACGGTGCGCCAGCAGCACTAGCTAAATATGCCAAAGGGAAAACTAGCTATGAACTAGAGAAAGATCCTGATTTCGAGGCGCTGGTCAAGGTCGAGCTAGAGAAAGAGATTTCTGAGATTCGTGAGAGTTTTCAAGAGAGAAGGCGTGACATGTATTTCAATGAAGATGGTAGCATTCATTATAGGACGATGGTTCGCATGTCTACTGAGGCGGCTGAATATCACAAGAAGCTAGGGATCGATGAGCGTGGCACTAAGCAAGTGATCAATAAGCGGATAGAATCACACAAGAAGAAATTCAAAGCATGGGTGGCAGAGAACTTTTCTGATCTCGAAAAGAGAAAAGTGATCCCTAATGGTTACACGAATGGAGGTAATAGAAAATATCTGCCTTTCAATCTTGATAATGTGGTCAAGGCTATGACTAAGGATGTCAAGGCCGGTGAAGGTTTCAACTATGGTGTGGGGTCGATACGTGCGGCCGCTTCCAAGGAGTTCAAGAACCTCAAGCAGATCAAGGCTGATCGACATAAGATCGTTTCTAAGAAGGATCTGGAGAGCTTCAAGGAGACAGCATCTAAGGAGTTTGATGAGCTAGCTGATTCTCTTCGGCCATATTACAATTATGATAAAAATAGTTTCCAATACTTAGGCCAGGTCTCAGAGAGTCTTGTGGATCTAGCTAAAGGGAAATGGGGTGATTGGCGCGAGGCTTTCAGTGATGTGCCTAGTGAGTTACAAGGCCAAGTTTCTACCTACCTCAATAAACTCAAGCACGCACCTACAGAATACTTTGAGGCTAAGATAAAAGAAGCGGTTCCATTGTCAGATTTCACCACTGCTCTAGTCCCTAAGACAGCATCGAAGGAGGTCAAGCAACTGCTTAAATCTAAAGGTGTGAAAGTGCGCATCTATGATTCTAGCGTAGAAGGTGATCGCAAGAAGATGATCGAGACTGAGGCCAAGCGGTCGAATGTTTCATTCTCCATCGCTCCTGACGGGGCTTATGAAGAAGGTGGTTGGTGGTATCACTCCACTGACAATGATCTCATAGGAGGTAAGTTAGAAAGATATGCTGGCGGAACTGATTCAGACATGGGTGGGATCTTCTTATCTGATGATTCTCCAGAAGGAAAACGCTATTCATCTGGCTACGGTCAGAACATGTATCGTGTGAATGTTGGCCTGAACAATGATGAGGTGTTTAATCTGGGTAACGCGAAGCATAGAGAGCGAGTGAAGAGAATAGAGTTAGATGATGCAATGGGGGTTGATTTCCTACGTGAAGCGCGAGACTCTGAGAGAGAAGGAACACTTGATTGGACGGCTATCGATCCTGATCTGCTAGAAGCTGCTGGTTTCAAGGGTGCAATACTTTATGAAAGACCAGCGGGGATGTATGGTGAGAACGCTGTTAGATCGTTGGTTGTGTTCAAGAGTGATTCCTTATCTGAGCTAGATCGACTGCCAGAAAAAGAAGCGGCACAGATCAAGCAAGATCGAGTCGATAATGTGGATGAATCTTTTGAGAGCTATTCCATCACACCAGCGCAAGACGCGTCCTACATGAAGGCGGTTGAGTCTGGAGACGTGGAGGCTCAGCAAGCGATGGTGGATGAGGCGGCTAAGGCGGCAGGGTATGATTCACCTAAGGTTTATCATGGAACAGATGCGCGATTCACTGTTTACGATAAAGATAAAACAGGTTCTAACTTTGGATTAGATAAGCATGGGTTTTTCTTTACTACAGATAAAGAAAGCGCAAATATGTCTAGGGGCAATTTTCCAGACGGCAACCCTAGAGGATTCACAGTAGATCAAAAAAGAGCAGCCGAAGGGGGATTTGTAATGTCATCTTACTTAAAGCTAGGTAAAACTATTAAACCTAACGACGTTGAAGGTTGGGAGAACTTCAGCGGGTCATCAGCTATAAATACGTATGATGGAAATAGAGAGAGAGTTGAACATACAGCTATAAAAAACAAAGCTGACTCATTCACCTTGAAAAAGGAAGGCTCTCAAATGTTCTCAATATACAACCCAAATAACATCAAGAGCGCAGACCCAGTAACCTACGACGACAACGGCAAAGTAATACCACTCAGCGAGCGATTCAACGAAGACCTAGACGACATCAGGTCAAGCGACAAGTCACAATCCCTAGAAACCCAGAAGCAATCCATATTCTCAAAGATGGAGCAAGCACTAGAAGACGGGAAGCTCCTTTCATGGGAACCGCTGGATGAGCTGCTTAAATCAACAATAAAATAACATGATACCAGACGCGTTAAAATTATTCCAGCAAAAGGAATCCGTCCCCTCTGAAATGCTCACTAAGGATTGGGCAATGGTGGATGTATGGACTAAGGAAAGATCCTTCTGGATGGCAGGGGTGGAAGATGTCAATATTCTGCAAGCATTCAGAGATGAGGCTGAGAAGATGGCGGGTGGCACTAGCTCCGGCAATGAATCCATGAACAGGCTCACTCTCTACCTTGAAAAAATAGGGTATCAGCCAGAGAAAGGCGAAGAGGGATCTATCAAAGACTTGAGTTCATGGCGACGCATGAGCGTGGCACTAGATACGAATGTCAGTATGATGCGTGGCTGGGGAATGAGAGAGCGGGCTTTGAATACGTTGAGAATCTTTCCAGCATGGCAGTTTAGGCGCATATCAGACAAGGAGGAAAAGAGAGAGTGGGCAGCACGTTGGCAAGTAGCCTATGAACTAACAAAGAACTTCCCCGGAGCAACACCTAGCAGCGGTGATGATGATGCGCCAGGTGTAGCAATGATAGCTCATCCAATTTGGGCGGTGTTGTCTCAGTTTGGCAATCCTTACCCGTTATTCGATTGGGGCAGCGGCATGGGAGTCATGCGGGTGAGCAGAAGCAAGGCTAAGAAGATATTTGATTTAGATGATCCTAGAATCAAGGCGATGTGGGAAACTAGACCAGTGATGGAGTCACCTAATAAGTCATTACAGGCGAATCCAGCAGTGACAGATGACAAACTAAAAGAGAGTCTAAATAAACGCCTTGGAGGGCTTGCAAAGTGGGATGGTGATACATTGGTTCATACTGATCCTAACGGCTCGAAACCGTCAAGCCAGAGTGATCTAATAGCCTCATGGGATCACATGCCAGATGGTTTTGAGACCAAGCAGAAAGACTCCCTTAATACATGGCTAGAAAACCCAGATGCTGAGTATGAATCAGGCGGCGGTATATGGGATGACATCGAGCGATTGGCTGAACGGCTTGAACCATCTGAGGAAATTGATCTTTACAAGCAACTACCATTTCTATCAAAAGATGAGAGAGATTCATTCGTTGAGAAGTTCACTAGAGACGGGTATCAAACTGGATTTAATGCGCCCGCAGAGTCATGGACTAGCAAGTTACTTTCATCTATCAAAGATACGTGGTCAATTCTATTCAAGGCAGAATCCACCACTCAGGCGAAAGATGTTAGAGAGCTGGTGAAGCTATATCATGACAATCCAAACGTGATCAAGAACTCTGAATTTCTTTACGTCAAAGGCGTGGCAATGGAAGTAGTCAAGGCGGATGAGAACACGGCAACTAAAGTGATCACTTTGACGCTCAGAGAGAAGGTGACAGGCTCGGATATTGTGAAGAGTGCCTTTGACCCTAGACAGTCTAGGGGTGATGATGGGAGATGGGTTGACGAAGATGGTGAAAGTGGTGATAGTGAGGCTATGGATAAGGAATACATGAAAGCCGTCGAGTCTGGTGACGTGGAGGCTCAGCAGGCTATGGTGGATGATAGAGCTAAGGAGATGGGGTATAATTTATCTCACAGAAGAAAAAAAGAGGATGAAGATCCTAGAGAAACAGGTCACGTTATACAGTTTACCGATTATGATAATTATGACGAAAATTTGAATTACGGGGATTATAATTACCTCATTAAATCTAAAGATTTGCAAGATGTTCCTGATTGGGCGGTTGATTGGTATGTTGATGAAAGTGGTTTTATGGATTCATACAAAGAATTCAACCCTAACGAATCAAAAGATGATGTATGGCGTGAGGCGTGGGATGGCATGAATCCTAAAAACATAGTGGATTCAGCACAATTTTGGGATGATGGACAAGGAGTTTCTGCTTTTTGGAGTGAAAACGAAAGCAGACTACTAAAAGATAATATCAAAGGATTCACTACGCCTAACGGGGCTGTTATATTTGACAGCCATGAGTTGAATATAAAATCAGCAGACCCCATAACCTACGACGACAACGGCAAAGTAATACCACTCAGCGAGCGATTCAACGAAGACCTAGACGACATCAGATCAGCGTTCAACCCTGAGCAAGCTAGGGATGAGAATGGCATGTGGGTTGACGAGGGTGGTGAAAGTGGTGATAGTGAGGCTATGGATAAGGAATACATGAAAGGGACTTTTGATTCATTCGCTAAATGGCGCGATATGGATAAATCTTTTAATGAAAGCCAAGATGAATCCATACTCAAACCTCTTACTGATTCTTATTATGATTTACAAGATGATGTGGAGAAGCACTTAAATACTCTAGCTGAAGGATCAGGGTTAGAGGTTAGCCCTAATCAATCGGCTAGTAATTCATTTTACTTTGAGTTATCGCCATCTTACGAGTTGGAAGAGTATTTGATAGGTAATGATAAAGAGGACATACTGGAGTCACTAAGCATAAAGATAAGATACTCAGACCACAGTAATACATCATTACAATTCGAATCTCCAGATGCTAATTTCTACAGTAAAATGTCTGACTCTGAATATGATGAGGTTTCTGAATATCTGACTAAGAGGATAAACGAGGTCAGGGAAATAAATAAATCAGTTGAGTGATTACAAAATCACCCGCATCTTGTAACAAGGGACCAATTCACAGGCTAGGCAATCTCCCTGCATCGCTCATGATACTAGCATGATAACCATTAAAGTAAACGTAGATGACGCAGCAAGCGGTCATTTAGATAAGCTACAAGAGGCGTTAGATGATAAAGCGGCGATCAATCTTGCCGTGGTCACAGGCGCGGAAGAGGCTTTAAAAGAGAATCTACTTACCAACTACGTTCCAAGGAATCAACGCGGTAACTTCTGGGAGCGTGTTTTTAATTCTACTGAATCACACTCAGATGATGACAGCGCGACAATCACCATGTCAGAGCTGGGGATCAGGTTAAGGATTTACGGTGGTGATGTTCGCCCTGGAGTTAACCCCGCAGCATCGGGACCAAGAAAAGGATTACCCACAAAAGCGTTGGCGATCCCTAGCAGTTCCGTCCCTGTAGTAGATGGTAGACAACTCAACCCTGCCGCAATGGGGTTACTTGCTTATCTCAGTGGAAAGGGTGGAGACTCTACCGGATACCTTGTCGAAGGTGAAGAGGTGAAGAGGACGCGAGACACTGCGAAAGGCAAGAAAGGCTCCACGTATGTTAGAGCGAAATCTAGCGGGGCATTACTCTACACTTTGCGCTCAATCACCCGTCATAAAGGGGATGATAACATCATCAATGAAGATGAGATGGGGAAAGGCGCGGTAGATGCGCTGGCAGATTACTTTGACTCATTCAGTTAAGGGACCATTTCACGGACTAGCACGATTCATGTCTTCACGGTTAATCTGTGATCATGTTAATCAAAGCATCATTTAGCCAAGAAGTAACGCAGGAGGGTAAGTCAATGGTATTCATTCCAGAAGGGACTCACACCATCACCCCTAGCGTGAACGGTAAGGCAAAAGAAATTACTGTTAGAGTTTCGCCTAAGGATGGCGAGAATATAGCCCAGAGGATTCAAGCCTCACTAGAATCAAGGAATCAGAAAAATAAGGTTCGGGCTATCTTTGACTTTGACCACAAGGACACGGGACCAGCGGCGGCACTTCCTCAGAGGTTTTTCTATGAAGCTGGTAAAGGCATCATGGTTGAACGTGAGCTTACAGGAGCAGGGTCTAAGGC